ATTGCTATATTTATAGGCGTCCCGGTCTTCAAATTCTGATTTACCAGTGATAACAAAACCAACTTGCACGGTGTTGCCATCTGCCTGATCTATATACATAGGGGATTTATTTTTCATAGCGTTTTTACTAACTTGTACCCCGGTTCTATCTTCAACCCGTTCACGCCATAAATTCAAGGCGGTTTTCACGTCCTCAGCAGCGACGGAAAACGGGCGTATAATGTCGGGGTCAATCCACCAACGACGGTTATTATATTCTTTCATGGTGCAAGTGGTAGTAAATTGATACGTTTTCATAGGTCAAAACTCCTTTACTGTATAACATGGATTTTCTTTATAGGCGGTGAAGAGGTCATATACAAATTTTCTATTTGCTTTTCTCCATTTTGCAAGTGGTGCAGTGCTGCCGTGGTATAATGTCGCCGTTTTCCATTCCGGGTCAATTTGAACGGCTATAATAACATAGCCGTATTTATTTTTATTTGCGTATTCAATCATTATTTTCAACCTCCAAACGCTCCATAATTGTTTTATAATCCCGTTCACAGTCTGAGATACTGTTAAAAGCTTTTTCTTCAACCCGCTTTTTGAATGTATTAAAATCAGATACCGCCCGAATATAACCATTCCAACGGGAAAGAGATTTTTCTACAATTTCCAACTCTTCAACAGTTTTAGCCCGTTCAAACTCTTTCAAGATCTCAGCTTTACGACGTACAAGGGCGTTTTTAATAGCGGTTATTTTGTCGGTGTTATCACTTGCAATAAAAGCGGATTTTTGCCGCTCTGCCTTTAATGCTGCCGCCCGTCTTTTCAAATCGTTTCGCCGGTCTTGCAATAAATAACCGCTTTTATCTATGGCATCGTTGATCTCCATAGCGTAATATTTAGAACCGGGGTAAAACACCATCCCTATTAGATTTAACCGAATTTCCCCGCCTTTTTCGTCGGTCTTTTGGAGTCTCAACCATTGAATATAGCTTTTCTGTCTGGTGCTATCTTGTATTTTCCCATAGTCCAAAAGATGAAAACGGGCTGAGCGGTCAACCGGCTTTTCTTTTTGAATTGCACGAGTATATTTTCTGTCTTGCCAAATAATAACGGTATCTGCAAGATCTGACTTTCTAACACTTTCAAACTGTCGTTTTGCGTAAAATGTATCAATATTGGGATAGCCTAAAGAATACGGGATTTTATAATCAATAGCAGCCCGCCCCCAATTCGTCAACAGTTACAAGGCAATAATCACGGCGGGTATATGGGGACGGTTCACGGGTCAACAGGATTAAAATACAAGTATCGTTATAACCGTATTTTTCAGCCTGTTTAATAATCTGCTTTGTGGTATATTTGCCGCTGTGATGAATAATTCCATAGGGTTTTTCAAAATCGACGCCTAAAACAGTGTTGACGGTTCTAAAGGCGTTCGGGTACTCATTTAACAAAACTTTTTCCGTGGCTTTTGGGTCTACACCATAGCGAATTTTCATAATATTCAACCTCTTTTCTGTTATCTGTAAAGTGTACCGGTATACGCTGCCGCTTGATCTGCCGGGGTTGGTTCATAAGGCAAGGACATAAAACCCGCCTTATTTAGTCCACAAAAGGCGTTTATATGGCGTCCTGTCGTTGCGCTCCATCCTCCCCATAATTTAATAAGGTCGCCGGTGATGGTCTTTTCAATGATTGGTGTACCATAGGAAAATAGAGTTTTGTTTCCGTGGCTATCCTCTTTTACTATGGCTTTTCCATAAAAGGATTTAGCACCGTTCACGGGTTCAAGTTGATAAGTTTTCATTTTATACACCTCTTTAATTTACTGTCATAAGGTTTATTCAAATATGAGGGAAAATATATACCGCCCGTGGTAACACTGTTAAAAAGGCGGCTTGTTTTTTCCCTTTTCTATGGGCTATTATAGCCCTCTTTAATTTACTTGTCAATAGTAAATTCAAAATAAATTCTTGATTTTCTTCAACCCTTGCGCCCGTGCTTTTCCGTCCTGATCTGCTGCCGGTTCTGATTTTTTCAAGTCTTGCGCCGTTTTTAGGGCTTTTTGCTGAGGTGCAAGGCGTCGCCGGTCTGCCTGTCGTCGTGGTGACGGGGTAGGGGGATAGGGGCAACGGGACAGCGGCGGGGTGAGTGGAAAAAATACCGCAAAAAATAAAAAGACCCTCTTTCAAAAATTCCGCAAAAATCAAAAAGGCTCTTTTACTCTCAGATTTATCACTTGCCCTCTCGATTTATCACTTACGAAAACCCCTGTAATTTCAAGGCTTTCAGCTATCTCAGGTGAATAAGTGAGTAAAATTCCCTATAAACTCCCTTATAGAGTGTACTATATAGAAAAGTTATAGGAAAAAAGCCTCACTTTATCACTTTTATCACCTGATTATTTGTAATTACCTCTTGACAGTTAATTAAAAATAATGTATAGTAAATTCAAACGGAGGTAATCGTTATGACCAATCTCAAAAAGGCTATCGGCTATATCAGAGTCTCAACCAAGCAGCAGAGTTTGGAAGACCGTTATGGTGCTGACGTACAGCGGAAAGAAATTCTGTCCTATGCCGACGAACACGGCTATTCCATCGTGGACTGGAAGATTGATAAAATCAGCGGTACTGCGGAAGACCGTCCTGCCATGAATGAAATTCTCTATGGTGATGTGACCAACCCGCCCATTGAAGCCGTAATTGTATTCAAGAATGACCGTGTAGCAAGAGATACCAAGCTCTATTTTTACTATCTCTTCACTCTTGAAAAGCGTAATATCAAGTTGCTGGCAACCAATGAAGAATTTACAGAGGGCAATGACCTTGCCAACGTGTATCGGGCGTTATTGCAATTCGTGGCAGAGCAGGAGAGAAAAAATATTGCACTTCGTACCAGTAAGGGTCGGAGCATTAAAGCGGCTTGCGGCGGTTATAGTGGCGGTCGCCGCCCTTATGGGTACAAAGTGGAAAACAAGAGACTGGTCATTGATGAAGATGAACGCCCTATCGTAGAATTTATTTTCTCGGCGTATGACAAAGGTACTCCCTTGCTTCATATCGCCGATATGCTCAACAACAAAGGCTATCGCACTCGGAAAGGAACAACCTTTCAAGCGACCAGCGTGAAAAGTATTCTGAGCAACCGTCCTCTCTACGAGGGAATGTATAAATACGGTAAGGACATGAATTGGGTACAGGGTGTGCATGAGCCTATCCTGACCTCTTCTTCAAAGAAAAGCTGAGGTGGTGAGATCATGTGGAAGTCATACAAAGGCTTTTGCTCCGATAGATGGAATGAAATCACCAAGTACGCTACAAAGTGGTATTGGTTCCTTTCTGCGTTAGGCGTATTCTGGTCTGCCATGCTATGGTTTATCGGGTCGGTTCTTTATCTATGCTGCGGAGTAACGCTTTTGACCATGCGTGTTCTTTGGTATCTCTTGCGGGTTGCCATTTTCCTTGTAAGATTGATTATCTCGAAGTTGCTTCACAAAAATTTACCGGCATTTCCTCATCCTGTCAAGAATGAGGTATCGAATATGAGCGGTGAAGAATTTGAGCAATTTGTGGCAAAGCGACTTAGAGCGCAAGGGTATTCCAATGTGAGACTTACACCGACATCCGGTGACTATGGTGTGGATATTACCGCAACGAAAGGCGGCGTAAATTACGCTTTCCAGTGTAAGCGGTATGTATCTCCCGTAGGAGTAAAGGCAGTACAAGAGGTTTTTGCTGGAAGTCGAAAGTATGGGGCAGATCGAGCAGTAGTAGTTACCAACTCGACCTATACACCAAACGCCAAAACCCTTGCCAATGACCTCGGCGTGACATTATGGGATTTAGAAATGCTCGACGCCATTATGTGAATAAATGTGACTCTCTCGCATGACGGTGAGAGAAAGAGCCAAGACGGGCTACCCAATGTGGGTGGCTCGTCTTTTTATTTTGGAGGTGCTATATGCAGTATGATGATCTGACACGGGCAATTATGACGGTTATAGAGAAACACCCGCTCGACCAAGGGGCGTATACCGACCTTCTATCTGCTGTGAGACAGTGGGAAGAAGAAGACTTTTCAGCAGCTCATTCGGTTAACGGGCGACTTCGAGATCTTTCGGTGAAAGCATTACGGATTTGTGCCGCTACTGACAGTGATTTCTTCTATGAGACGTACAAAAAGTCTCTATTGTTTGACGCCCCTCACTTTTTTGACAGCTTTTTGCTCTATATGGAGATCGACCGCAAACCGGAGAAGCGGTTTTACTCTCCACGGCGGCATTACCTTCTTCCCATTGTGCAAGGGTATCAAGATGTGTTGGACGGAAAACTTCGGCTATTGACTTGCTCTCTTCCCAAAAGAGCGGGTAAAAGTCAGCTTGGTATCAATTTTATCAATATGCTGTCAGGGAAATATCCAGATCGAGCGTCCCTGATGGAAGGTACTGGTGAAGATCTGGTGAAGAGCTTCTATAACGGGTGCTTGGAGTATGTTCAGCAACCGAACGAATATCTTTTCTACGACGTGTTTCCAGAAGCTACGTTGGTACAAACCAATGCAGACATGAAAACCATCAATTTGAAAACCAAGTCTCGTTTCCCGACCATCATGTGCCGCTCTATCGACTCTCGGCAAGTCGGTCTATCCGAAGCCACCAATGTTTTGTACCTCGACGACTGTGTGGAAGGTCGTGAAGAAGCCAAGAACCGGCAGCGACTTGATGATAAATGGGAAGTAATCTCTGGCGATATTATGGGTCGTGCTATCGAAGGTACACCTATGGTTTTTACTGGTACTCGATATTCGCTTTATGACCCTATTGGGCGTATACAGGAATATGCCCAACGTGAGGGTTGGGCATGGAGAGCTATTGAGATCCCGGCACTTGACCCTATAACAGACGAAAGTAATTATGAGTATGAGCGTGAAGGGAAGAAAGTATTTACAACTGCTTATTTTCGTGAGCAGAGAGAACTTTTGAGTGCAGAGCAGTTTGAGAGCGAGTTTCAACAGCAACCGTTTGAAGCGAAAGGACTTCTTTTCAACAAGAAGGAGCTGAATTACTTCATCAAGCCGCCTGTTGATCGTGACCCTGACGCTATTATCGCTGTTGCCGATACTGCCGAAAGTGGCTCTGACTCGACCTCTATGCCCGTTGCCGCTATCTATGGAACAGAGGTTTATATCATTGACGTAGTATTTGACGATGCACCGGCAGAGGTTACGAAGCCTGAGTGTGCCAACTGCTTGATTACCAATAAAGTCGGTGAAGCGACTTTTGAGAGTAATAATGCCGGTGTGTATTTTGCTCGTGATGTGGCGAAAATGTGCGAAGACCGAGGGTATATGATCGGTATACGCACCAAGAGGACGGTCAGTAACAAGCAGACCCGTATCGAGTTCGCTGCTGATACCATCAAAAAGCACTTTTTCTTCAAAGACCCTTCCACCTATGAACGTGGTAGTCAATATTGGGCGTTTATGAAAGAGGTTACAACTTATACTCGTACAGGCAAAGTTCCTCACGATGACGCCCCTGACTCACTCTCCCTCCTTGAAAACGAGATTAGAGGACTGGTTGGAAGTAAAGTTGAGGTTATGAAACGCCCGATTTAAGGCATAATCTTTTATCATATCACGCTCCAATGGTTTCTGTCAATAAATTGCTTGACAAGAGCATTGGAGAGTAGTACAATGGTTGTAGAAAAAGTAGTAGTCTACCCTTATGCTTGTAGGAAGGAGGGCTTTGACATGGGCTATTTTGGTCGGCGTAAAATTTACACCGATGTGGATGTTATCACTCGTGAGAATGTCGTAGATGTGCTTACCAAAGCTCTCGCCACTCACTGGTCAAATAAGGGCGAGATTGAGTATCTGTATAAATACTACAAGGGTGAACAGCCCATTCTTGACAGGGAGAAGGAAGTTCGTCCTGAGATCAAGAACATTGTGGTTGAAAACAGAGCCAATGAGATTGTCAGCTTTAAGGTCGGCTATCTTATGGGTGAGCCTGTCCAATACGTCAGCCGTGGGGATGATGAAACCCTGACTGATCGTATCAATCGGCTTAACGGCTATATGCTTGCTGAGGATAAAGCAGCCAAGGATAAGGAACTTTCCGATTGGGCGCATATTTGTGGCACTTCCTATCGGATGGTGCTGCCGGATAGTGACGCCGGTGTTGACCCGGACGAAGCTCCCTTTGAGATTTACACTCTTGACCCTCGCTATAGCTTTGTGGTCTATCATAATGGCTTGGGCGAGCGTCCTGTTATGGGCGTGAAGTTCGTGGAGCGTGAAGATGGAACTCTTTATTCTGTCTACACGAAAGACCATTATTATGAAATCAAGGACAATAACGAGATTATCCGGGACAAGAGCCAGATCTTCGGTATTCCCATTATCGAATATCCTGCCAATAACTCTCGGCTTGGTGCTTTTGAGATTGTCCTTCCTCTTCTGGATGCTATTAACACTGTGGACAGTAATCGAATGGACGGCGTGGAGCAGTTCGTTCAAGCTCTCATGCTGTTCCACAATGTTGATATTACCTCCGCTGATTTTGCCGATTTGAAGAAAGAGGGAGCGTTAAAGTTTAAGGACATAGACGCTCAGTTGACCGGCGAGGTTAAATATCTGGTGGAGGAATTAAACCAAGACCAGACACAGACTCTCGTAGATCACCTCTATGATACCGTTTTGACGATTTGTGGTATGCCAAACCGTAACGGCGGTAGTTCCACCAGCGATACCGGCTCCGCTGTCATTATGCGTGACG